GTTACTAATTTCACTTTCATCAAATAGTCTTCGACTCACAAAAAGGCGGAGGCGTGGATAACCTTAAAGGAAATCCGTAAATTCGCCACCTTTCCTCTTCTTCTCTTTAAGTTAGTATCTTTGGAATCTTCCGCATACCTTCTTATGAGAACCATCCAAGGGCTAGTTATAGCAAATGGCTTTAAGTTTACTTTTATGTATCTTAAAGAAGCCTTTAGGCTTACGGTTCGTGCATTAAGTGGTTCTCCTACTACTTCTGGTTTTGGAAACAAAATCCGAGTCGGTACAGATCCATGGGGTTTCCCGCATATCATACCATTACCACTTAGAATCCCTTTACGGGACGCTAAGTCTAATGTTGTTATATGCAGGTTAGTCCTAACCCTTATTCAAATCTACCGTGTCTTTCCCGTTAAAGTTTCGCCTGATTTAGGCACTATCTTAGACCCTTTCAAGGGAATAAGTAAGACTCTTCTTAATGAAGAGGTCGCTTTAGCGGTCAAGACCCTGGGTCTTCGTCTAAGGTTTTCAAGTTTTCGCGGGCTTATCTCTGAAAAGTCTGGACCAAACGGTCGAAGAGCCACATGGAATTCGCTCTGGGATGCTTTCGCATTCCTTCACGAACCTTATGTTCTCTTCAATTACTATAAACTCGCTTATATAAGCAAGTCTTATTAGTATCCTATCTGGTTGTCCTTTATACTCCTTGTTGGAAGTCCATTCTACTTAATAGTAGTCTGTCTTAACCTCAAAGGGAGATCGTACCTTGGAAAACTTGGTGTAGTCTACGATCAAGCTGGAAAAGCCCGAATAGTCGCAATGGCTAATTGGTGGCTTCAGATTGCTCTTAAACCACTCCATAAATCCATTTTCAGTTTTCTTCGAACTTTAGAAACTGATGGAACTTTTAACCAGGAGGCTCCTATTGATCGTTTGATCTCTAGGACACCTCGTGGCCAAAGTTACTTCTGTTTCGACCTGACAGCAGCTACGGACCGTATCCCTGTTGATTTTCTCGTTCAGATCCTCTCTCTTTCAAAAGTTAGAGGTGATGTCTGGAAAATTCTACTGGATATCCCATGGCTTTACCGAGGGTGTACTTATAAGTACACTGTTGGTCAAGCTATGGGGGCCTATTCCTCGTGGGGCATGCTTGCGGTGTTTAACCACATTGCAATTGCCATCTCCGCGAGGAGGGCTGGCTTAACTTATTTCTTTTCTGAGTACGCTGTGCTTGGGGATGATGTTGTCATTGCTAATGACGATGTCTCTCGCGAGTACCATGCATTATTGCTATTTCTTGGTTTGGATATTTCTTTATCGAAATCACTAATATCAAAAGATATTCTTGAATTCGCTAAGAAATTGAAAGGCCCGGAAATGGTCCTGACCCCTTTAGGGGCCGGGGTCATACTTCAGTCTTTACGACATAAGTATGCCATTGCCGTTCTCTTCTTAGAAGCAGTTAAGTGTGGATATCTCTCTACTTCCGCCTCTGTTCTAGAAGTCGCGAACTCATTCCCTAAATTAGGTAATGAGATCTAGACTATTTAGCAGGTTTGCTTCGGACTAACTGGACCGATTTCCATGAGCCAAGTAGACCCTAATTAGGGAGTTTGGTTTTCACCACGGAAAGGGTTTAAACCCAGTTTAGAGCGATATACTTATCTTGAACGAATCGAAAGATTCATTTACAATAAGACGCTCGAAGCTTATAAAGATGTCGACACGAATGAGGATCATTTCTATTCCAATTGGTTTAGAAATCTCTTCTTCACTGCCGGCAGCCTGCTAGGGATCATAGAGGCCCTACTTTTCTTCCTTTCGCCAGGTTTCTGGCTTTATGCATTGTCTTTCGAGACAGTCAGGAAGAAACTAGTCCTTTCCATGAGGGCCGTTATGGCCCCGAAGAAAGGCCTCTGGAGTGAGCTAATAGAACTCTTAGAAACTGAGACTTTACTCGGCTAGGATATTTCCTGGAGAGATAAGACTAAGCTTAAGGATTACTATAGTAATCTAAAGAAACTTGATATAGAAATGTATCAAGCCAAAGTAGATCTAATAGACTACCCCGAAGAGGATGATTACTTCGAATACTGACTGGCTATTAAGTTAGCAGTAAAGAGAATACCTGTCACGGTGGGAGTAACCGTGAGGGATCTTAAATTCTCAGAAATGAGAGGGGTAGATCCCTGCCACCTAG